AACGCCAGTAGTTGCAGGCCATCGAGACTGTGTACCCTCGGATCTCGCCGATCGCGCGTCCTGCAGCTGCTCCGATCCAGTTCAACAAAGGAGAGGCGCAGAGAGCGCCTGCGCCGAGCCAGAGCATCGACCAGGGTACCTTCCAGACCCCTATGCCGATGCACGCACCCATGCCGAGAGCAGTCCACGTGAAGAACCATGCCTTCTTGCGAGGCCACAGATAACCTAGTCCGAGACCTGCGACGAGCATCCCGAAGCAGGCGAGTGCCCACAACTTGCCGTAGATGAAGAACGGGATCAAGAGCGCAAGGAAGAGCAAGTGAGGCAATCCGTAGATCCACTTCAACCACGACCAGTCGACCATGTGCTGACCTTCGTGGGCTCGTGTCTTGAACGTCCACCACTCGCGAGCGAGCACTTGCAGCTTACGACCAGCACCCCAGAAGATCTGGTTGTAGTTCCTGGTCGTGTTGTACCGCATGTAGTCCGGGTTGAACGGAGCCACCAGGTGAGCGAGGATGGCTGAAGACTTCTCTTCCTCCTTGAAGCGGTCCTTGTAGTCAGCACCGAACTTCTTCCTGCATAGGTTGAGGAGCATGTCCCCAGCCTTCTGCTCCATTGGACTCGCCATGGTAGCTCCTTTCGTCTAGACCGACTGCTGCAGACGCTCTGGTACGGTACCGTCCTCGAGATAGGCCATCATCTCGTCTTCGGTAAGGGAGTCCAAATCGATCTCGTCCTGCTTGGTCTCGCCGTTACCGTTCTCATTCGACCGAGCACTCTTCGCACGTTCGACAGCCTCGTTGACCTTGTCCTGGATGAACTGCTTCTCGCTCTCCTCGAGGTTCTCCTCGGCGAGAGTCTCGACGATGTCGTCGATCTCACAGCCCATGTCGATGTACTCCTGGAACTGCTGGAAGGTGCATCCGAGGATCTGAGACCACTCGACTGCGGTGTGGGTCTCGTCGTTGTACGTGTACTCGGTCATCTGCTTGCGCTCTTCCTCGAGCATCTGAGCGCGTTCCTTGTGGTACTCGTTGATCACCTGAGCACGAGCAACGTTCAGCTCGTGCATGCTGAGGATAGGGATCTCGACTTCGACTGTTTCGAGCTTGCCCTCAGCATTCGCGACTGCGAACCCGTTCTCGTCGACCTTCGCTGTCGTGATCTTGATCTTCTTCTCAGTCAGCACTCGAGCGATCGCGTTGACCGAGAACATGAGGTTGGCGACGACCTGAGCCTCCTCGATCCTCGTGTCATTGATCTTCTGCTGTGCAGTCTCAAGAGTCTCGAGACGCTGATGCAGCTTGATCTGCTTCTTCAGATCTGCTGACATCTTCTGCATCTTCGACGATTTCGTCGAAGTCGTCTTCCTCTTCCTCGGCTTCTGCGAACGCGGCATCGGACTCTCCTAGAGCTTGAGTCATTTGTTTGTCAAAGAAACGGGTCGATCGGAACCCTAGGCGAACTTTGGGAGGTATCTGCAGGATCTCTCCTGAGGATGGCTGCTCCCAGGTCCTCCCTTTCGTGAACCGAGGGTAGAACGTCCCGAACTTGGGAATCTGGACCTCTTCTCCTGTGAGAAGCACTTCTTGTATCGCATTGAAGACGAGCTTCGCCGCCAGACGTGCATCTTCCCTAAGGAGATAGTGATCCTTCATCAACTTTCGTATGAAGGCATTGAACGTCATGGTTAATCTAGCAGCGTCCTTCTGGTGCGCGTCTCGTCACCAGTACTCTCGTCTGAACTGGGAGGGAGTCTGACCGGTTCGGGTAGTACCTGACCGCAGCGGACGCATGTCGTCAACACGACTGGTCCGCTACCCTCTGTCTTCTCTTGTCTGTTGTCGTACCCGCAGTTCGGACACATGATCGCCTCCTAATCCTCGAAGAGAGTCTCTAGTGGATTCTTCTGGTTTGGACGAGCAGCTACCCACGTCGAAGACTTGATCTGTTGGATCGGATCTGGTCCTGTACCGAAGTGGTGCTCTAGTCTTTGTTTGAGTTCACGTTCTTCTGGCTCAGCTTGTAGCTCTTGCTTCACCTCCAAGAGTCTCGTGACTACACCGCAGACTCCGTCAGAGACGTCCTTACTACCACCTCGAGGGTGGTCGATCGGAGGTTTAGCCTTGGTCAGAGTACGATCCTGGAGAGTGGTGATCTCGTCGGTGAACGGTTCGTACTCGTACATGTCAAACCTACCCTCCATGATCGTGGAACGTAGGTAGTGGTACGGGATCGCCTTCTTGTCGACCGACAGCAGCTTGACATCAAATCCTGCCTTCTTCATCTGCTGCATCGAATCGACACTCTGGAACCCGTCGTACGAGACATACTTGATAGGGAACCCGATGTGGTGCAGGTAGAAGATGAACTGTCGGATCTTGGAGAAGTCGATCTCACTTCCTCTTGCTGCGCGGATACGTAGTGCGAAGTCGACGAACATCCCGTAGTCCGTTGCACGGTAGGGACGTTCGTCGGCGTCGAACCGCGTAACTGCTTTGACGTCTCCTATACAACCCATAGCCATACCAGCACAGTCCTTCTTGACTGCGAGGTCGACATGGACTGCTCGATCGACACCAGCGAACCAGCGAGGACGCCACGCACCAGTCGCCTTGTCGTGCTGCAACATGCACTTGGTCTTGTCGAACACATCGATGATCGTGCGATCGTCGTCTGCTTCGATTGAGAGCTCTACCGTATCTACGGTGAACGGATGGTCTCGGATGGTCGAATCACGGTAGCAATCGTACAGCTTGTCTCGACGTGGCAAGAACAGGTCCGTCCCGTAGGTTGGGATACCTGCTAGGTCTCGGATCGCTCCTTCGACATCGTACTCGAAGCGTTGCCGCAGAGACTCTGGGACGTCGATGACCTCGAGGTTCTTCTGAGCGACGTCTCCCAGCTGGTCGTCTCGCGGGATGAACGATCGGATCCGCTGGTTCCCTACTACGACCTTGAACGTGTCTTGTCCTTCGAACAGGTGGCTTTTGATCTCCCAGAGCTTGAACGCAGAGATATGCGTGTGAGGATCGCTAGAGACCTTCTTGACGTGTTTCTCGAGAAAGGAATCCTTCCCACGGACCTGAGAAACAAGCATCAGGATACCCGGATTCGAGCCTCCTGCTTGCATGAATCGAGAATCCATACGAGACCGGACCTGTCCATACATATCCGCTACCTGAGAACGTTCCTCGTCGGAGATGGACTTCTCCTTACCCATGTCTGCTTCGTCTAAGAGACCTCCGAAGATGTTCTGTCCAAGAGCATGGATCGCTTGAGAGCCCATCGCGACCGTGATGTTCTTCGGGAACTGTACGAACGAGTTCGCCATGTCCTCGAGGTTCATCCCGTACATACGATTGAGTCGTTGCAGCCACCCAGGGACTGTCCTCTGGTTCATGTACGTCCGACGGATCACATCCTGGAAGTACGGGGAGAGCTTGGTCCAGCTCATCAGGTACTGGTAGGCTGTGTCCTTCGCGAGGTACTTGAAGATATTGAAGAGACCGAAGACGATCGGAGATCTCGCCGTCAGGCCATAGTAGTCCTGCGGGTCTTTCATGCAGGTCAACCAGTAGATCTTGTAGAGTAGCGAAATGACAGCGATGGTCGTCTTACCCGCGCCGATGCACCCTCGAAGAATCCATTCTCCTATCTCTGCTGCAGGGTCGTGGACCCTACGGAGTTCCGTCCTCCATAGCGGAAAGATGCTCTTACCGACCTGTCCGAGGTAGTAGTCGTCGTCGAGGAACTCGTCGATCGAGACAGGCTTCCTCTCGAAGTCCTCCATCCACAGAGCCTCGAGGACACCGCTCTCGCCAGACTTCTCCACTTCTCGTAGAGCAGTCAAGATGACCCGTCTCTCTTCCGGAGCAATCGTGTCCAGTAGAGAATGGTCTCCGGCTCTGACGCGAGCGATGATCGAGGCTGCTGTGGCTATCTTCACAGGAGTTCGCCAGTGTCAGGGTCTCGACGCCAGAAGTCCTTGTACTGCAGACGCATGTGGTTGAAGTTGACCTCCTCCTGCTGCGTCGGACTCGTGTAGACTTTGCCTTCGTTCTGGTGATGTACCCAGAGCGAACACGGAGGCAGCTTGTCCTCTCCTTCGTACCGACGCTGGTTGTCCGTGTTGTACAAACAGCCATTGAACTTCTCGTTCTTGATGCACGGAGGCGTGATGAGCTTGGCGAATGCCGGATGGATCTTCTCGACGCACTCCGCGACCATACCCTTGATGATCGGACCCCAGTAGCCAAGCTGGAGGATCCAGCAACCTCGCTTGCCGATGATGTGGAGTAGGGATGCGACGTTGAGCTTCCACGAGATGGAGTGGGTAGAACCGAGAGGGATCACCTCGCGAGCCTGTTCCATCGGACATCCCTGTTCGACCCACTTGGCGTAGTTCGCTTGGATGTCGTACATCAGCTGACGGTACTCCATCTCCCGCTTCTCGTCCTGACGGAACCACTCAGGGATGATGAAGTTACCGTTGTTCGCGAACCTCGTCATGTCGAGGATACGCATTGACTGCGACCACCACGTCGAATCGGAGATCTCCGGAGCGAAGTCGACACCGAGACGTTCACCGACCTTGACACCGATACGGTGGCGAACCATCTGCTCGCGGAACGAGACCGACACGTTCTCCAGCATGAAGACCAGATCGATGTTCTCCATGACCGGAACCTTCATGTCCAGCAGCTTCGCGAAGAGATCCGTTGGATTCGGGAACTCGTTGGTCCACTGGTTGTACGTCGCACCACGTGACTGGTCCACAGGAACTCCCCTCATCGCCGCAGCAGTCTCCACGATAGGAGCAGCCATCGTCTTACCGACGGCAGACAAGTAGTCCTGTTGGACTTCCTCGAGTGTCTTCTCGTACTTCGAACACTGCCAGATCTCGTAGATCGTCTTGATGGGATCTGGGGTGTGAGCTATCAATGTGACCTTGGGTTCTTTCATCGCCTTCTCCTATGGTTTCGAACGATCGCCGTTCGACTTGTCCGGTGGTAGTGCTCCTTCGATGAGGTCACCCTCGTGTTCCTCTTCGTCCATCGATATGTCGTGGATCAGTCCTTCGACGATCCTACGGACATTGCCACGCTGTTGAGCATTCAGCTTTGGTAGAGCCGCTAGAGCATTTATCTCCTCGGTCTCGCGTGTCGTGAGCGTACTCGTTATCGCTGCTTGTGCGGTCGCTAGCTCCATACGCATGTCAGCGACCTTCTTCACGTAGTCTAGCGAATTGTTGAGATTGCTCTGTTGTAGCGCGTAGACCTTGATCAGCTCCTTCGGACACATGGAGGCGATGACTTCAGGCTTCTCAATCTGCTCTTCGAGAGAGTCGATCGTCCTCATCAACCTGAGGATACGCTGTAGCTGTCGGTTGGCTACGCCAACCATGAACACTCGTAGCTGGTTCTCGTAGTTACTGACCGCCTGCTTGACGGCCTTACGGATCATCTGAGGATCCGTGTACTTCGCCGTGATCGCCTTTACGATGACTTCGAGGACCTTGTCCTCGTCTTGGATCGGGCGATCGAGCAGCCTGTTAAGTGTCGCTTCGATATCGCCTGCGTCGCTCATGTAGAACCTGCATCCCTAGCTCGCCTTCGATCAGCTTCTTGGTCTTCTCGTAGACGAGTCTAACGTTCTCGGTTGACAGATGGTACTCCCTCGACAGATCGTGGATTACCTGCGCTCGGTTCTTCGACGTAGCATTCTTGACTCGGATGTAGATATGCACCTCTGCTGCGAGACGATGCAACTCACGAACCGGAGGGAACTTGATCTTGTTACCAGCAAAGATGTCAAGAACTCTCAGAGTCAGATCCTTACCAAGGACTTCGTACAACTCTGGGAGGAAGTCGTACTGTCCCGAGCATAGCAGTAGGACATAGAACACGTCCGCTGCGTAGCCGTTGATGTCAAGAATCCTCATCCAAGTCCTTGTAGTAGTACAGCGATGTCTTAACGAGCACACGCGTGTACTTCAGTAGAGCTTTGGTCCTCCTACGAGTCAGCGAGAACTTGTACTGAGCAGCCATCGGATCCGCAGACATGTAACCTAGCTCGCAGAGAGCCATGTAACAACACGCATCCTTCTCAGGACCTATGAAACGACAGTCGTTCTTTACCAGAGATTTGATGAGATCGGTGAGCTGTCGTAGATGGATCCTCGCTTCTACCTCTCGGTGCCCAGGTACTCTACCACTGAACGATTCAAGGAGAAGCTCGTCAGGTTCAATGACTTTCTCAGCAGAGCGACGAATCGTGTCGATCATCGCCCGTTTGATGGATGTGTACAAGAACGAAGTGAAGCTACGCACACAGTCGGTAGGCACTCCTCCGTCTTCGAACTCTTCGAACAGCTTCGTTAGAGCATCGCACTTGAGTCCTTCGAGCGACTCGCCTACCAAGCGATCCTGTTTGATCTCCGTGCTCGCAACGATACCCACCAGAGGTGCTACTTGTAACAGAAGCTCTTGGAGGAGCTCTCTGTCTCCCTTGCACCCATTCTGGTACTCATCGGCCAGGGCGCAGGAAAGGACTGGATCGTAGCTACCCTCAAAGAGTCTCACCATTCAGTAGCCTACGTACGCATTCGGCGCACCACAGAGCGTCAGCTTCATTGTCATCCTCGGGCAAGTAGTTCCATCGCTGGAGAGTAGCTCCTTCAACGGCCTCTTTGTCTGCGGAGGACAGAGTCGTAGCTGTTCTCTTGATCTGCTGAACGGTAATATGCACTATCCAGTCCTCAGGGATGCCACATATGTAACAACCCTTCCAAAGAAGAGCTTCGTAGCCACCGTAAGCATGTGCAGCCTCGACACCTCTGTGTCGACGGACTTTCTCATATCCGACCGCGCTAACTCCTTCCACGAATACTCCTTCGAGAAGAGTCTCAAACTCGTGGATGGACCTACCGCTACGTCGTCCGAGGTCCCATGTGCCTGAACGTAGCCTACTTCCGTCTTCTTCGAGGATCGCATAGCCGCACTTGCGTCCTAGATCGAATCCTGCGATTAGCATAGTCGGATCTCCGGGGCTCGAACCCGACACCAGTCGGTCAACTGAGTGGCCAGTACCACGATCCGATGGGAGGCAGTTTAGCGTCTGTGCCTAGGACGAGACGTACTACTCTTGAAGGGTTGAGACTGGCTGAGGTGGGAAGGGAGAGACGACGTAGACCTACTCGTCGTCCTTCTTGGTCTCCTCCTTCTTGGACTCGGACTTGGTGGCGGCGTCGCCCTCGCTCTTCTTCTTGCGCGTGCGCTTGGGGCGGAGCTCCTTGATACGCTCGCGAGCCGCCTTGATCTCCTCCCGGAGGACCTTGATCTCCTCTCGCTTCTTCGCGATGAGCTCCTTCTGCTCCTGGACCTCCTTGGCCTCCTCGACCTTCATCCCGAGACGTTGCGCACGCTTCTCCGCACGCTCAGCGAGACGCTCGCGGATCTTGGCCTCCTTCTCGAGGAGGCGCTTCCGCATCTTCTCCTCCTCCTTGGCCATCCGCTCCTTGAGCTTCGCCTCCTGCTTCTCGGTCAGCTGGACATCGTCCTCGCCGCTGGCCTCGACCTGCTCGTCGTCCTTGGACTCGGTCTTGGCCTCCTGCTTCTCCTCCGACGTCTCCTCGGACTTGGTCTCCTGCTTCTCCTCCGTCTTGGACTCGCCGTTGGAGGACAGCTTCTTGTTGAGCTCGAGGAGCTCCTTGTACAGACCCGGCTTCAGGACCTTGTCCCTCTGCAGGGACCCGATCAGCTTCATGACACCGGGATTCTTGAGACCGTTCTTGTCGATGGAGTCCAGCAGCTGCTTCTTGCCGTCCTCCTTCTTCGCGTCATCGGCCTCCGCACCATCCTGGAACGAGAGGATGGCAGCCTCGAGGTCTGCATCCAGACCCGACTCTTGCAGTTTCTGAAGTGTGCTCATGTTGGTTCTCTCCTTCACGGTTTGTCTTCCCTCAGTCGCACGAACCTCGGGAAGAGCAGCTTACCATCTGGCGTGTACTCCTGGAACCGGACCTCGACGGTCTGGCCTACCAGTTCTCCGTTCTCGAGTGATTCAAGGAATCCGTACTTGTGCGGACGTTTCAGTCCAGATCCCACAGACGTACGGACTCCGTTGCCCGGATCGACGATCAGAGATCGCACAACTGGATCCCACGAGTTCTCGTCAAGATCTGACGCTCGAGGATCGTCATCGTCGATCACCGATCCATCGTACTTGTGGAGCCATCCGAGCTTGGCATCCACAACCTTTGCATCGACGTCCTTGACGAACTTGAACTTCTGCCATGCCTCGTTTCGATCGTAGGCGTACGGACTCTTCGGATCCTTGATGACCGAGCCTTCCCATCCTTCCTTGACATAGTCCTGCGTGATCCCTACGATCTCGCCAGAGGCGGCTGCCAGGCGATGTGGAACATGAACGAGCTTGTCGCTACCCAGAGACTGTACAGCCACCTGGAGTAGGGCGTCTCGCTCGAACAACGGAGTCTCGGTGGGTTTTCCTGAGACCCATTCGCGGAGAGGGATCGCATCGAAGATGTAGTACTTGAGCCTCTCAAGGCTCGTTGGTGCTTTCTTGCTCGACCGCAAGATCGACACCGAGTCGTTCCATGCTTCTGCGTAGAACTCTCCGTCGAACACGTACGGTTCACCGTAGATCTCCTCCAGAGCTAGAAGGATCTCCAGGATCTCCTCGACGTTGTAGAACGGTTTGCCGTTGCGAGACATCGCCACCAGACTCTCTGAATCGAATCTGCCGACGACACCACGAGCGCCGTCCATCTTCGGTTGGATGATGTGTGGATAGGGTAGGTCACCTCCTTTGTATTTCTTGCAGAGTTGGACGCCGAAGCGAGGAATCGCACCTGGGAAGAGCTTGTCGATGGTGGACTTACCCACGCCGATCTTGAAGTTCTTGTTCAAGAACATGGCGAACCATTCGACCATCCCGAAGTCGACAGACGAGAGGAAGGAGCAGATCTCCGTACGAGCGGCTTTGCCGACGAGTTCGCCGGACTCCAGCCTGTTCAGTAGGACGAGGAAGTCTCTCCATATCTCTACGTCTTCCTTAGGGGTGCCGAAGGATGCGCTCCTGTCCACCATCGCTGAGGTCACTTTGACCTGCAACCTCCGATATGGGTTGAACACGAACTTCACGAGATCCTCGAACACCTCCTTGTTCGGAGATGCCAAGATCTCGTGGAGCAACTCTTCCTTCTCGGTGCGCGAGGACGTATCTCGGATGTCCTCGAGAACGGAGAACAGCAGATTGAGATCCATTCGTTCTGAGTCCTTGATCCCGGCTCCCGGAGCGAAAGCCGTTAAGGGTTTGATATAGCTTGTCGGGTCGGAGAATTATCGTTTATGCGATAAATTCTTGAGGAGATCGACCTACTCTTCCTCTTCCTCGAATTCTCGCAGAAGCTCATCTACGAATCCTTCCCGTTCCCCTATCCTGACCCACTCCAGGTACTTGATTCGGTGTTCCAGTTGCTCGATCCTCTTACTGCTAGAAGATCGCTTCGAGGTACCAGAACTCTGAACCGTAGATTTCATAGATCCAGATTCCTGGACCTGTTTCTTGATCCCAGAGAACTGAGAGTGACTGGCTTCGATACCGGTCTTCTCCATGAAGTCAGCAAGACTACCCTCAGGATGCTTCCCAAGGAAGTCTCGGATGCTGTCCGCTTTGGACACTTTCTTCTTAGCCATTGTTCGCTCTCCTCTTCAGAGCCTTGCGAGCCAGCTTGACTCGCTCCGAATGCTCCAGTCTCTCCTGCGCTTCCTCGATCTCCCGATCCAAGAAGTCCGTGACCGCCTTACGGGAGGAGAACTTCCGGAGGAACTGGGAGATGTTGAGGTAGAGGGAGAGTCTCTTCTCGGGATCGACCGGCGGGAGCATCAGGATCGGGACTCCGTAGAAGGAGACGATCAGACGGAACTTGTCGTATGCCTTGTTGCAGTAGACGATCGCCTCGCAGTGTCGGAGTTTGCGTCCGTACTCCTTCTCGTACTCGAGCATCCTCTTCTCGAGCACACGCTGGTTGTGGCTGACGTGCAGGAGGTTCACCTGTTCTTCCTGGTGAACTATCCTGATCGGCAGCAGTGTCGCTGTGTCAGACATGGAACACCTCCTTGTATTTGGCCCAGCACTGGTCACAGCGCGCTAGAAGGTCCTCTAGCGCAGTCTCAACATCGACGGGATTCACTACGAGAGACAGTCCCTCGAGATCCTCCTCGTCGATCGGTGTCTCATGGAAGTAACCTGATGGCCATCCGCGTCGTCTACATTCCTCAACGATGTCGTCGTGCCTCTGCTTGATCATCGAGGGATCGACGATACGGTTGGTCAGATACTTACCTAGTGTAATTCCAACTTGGATGGATCCTAGAATCATGTGTATCTCCTTGTGTTCACCAAGGAGATGGTTCTTGCACATGATACGAGTATCCACCATCCACATTCTCATCTCGAGTACTCCAAGAAGACGACTACTCCAAGAAAACGACTACAAGTCGAGCTCCGTCCGATCCCCTACCCACCCCGTATACGATCGGCAGCTACTAGAGCTCTCAACAACACCGTAGAGGATAATGGCCAATGGCAGTAGTCGTCTTCTTGCATAACTCGAAAGTAGGTCCCGAGACCCTCGGTGCCACCCAGGAGATAGACACGTTGGGCCTCGGGACCTTGCAGTGCTAGACCCCTACAGGAGGGATCCTTCGCCGGCACCATTGTCGGCGAAGATGAAGTCGTACTTCACACGGACCACGTCGGGATCGATCTGGAGAGCGAGGTCTCGTGCGTGGTGGTCGCAGAACCGATCCTCGCCGAGGATCAGCATCGCTTCCTCGTCGCAGTTGTCGCAGGTCTCGCCGCTCGGAGGCACGACACCTCCTAGCAGTTGAGCCATCTCTTCTCCGTCCAGATCAGGGAGCAGTCGAGCCACAGTCATCTTCAGAACCTCCTAGGCTTCCACAGGGTTGATGTATTCCATGCAGATGTTCAGAAGGTCATCGTACGAGTGCGCCTCGCTGAACGCACGTCGTTTGAGCTCCTGAGCCTCTGCACGGTATCCGTTGCGTCGCAGAGTATCCACACAGATACCTACGACAGAGAACGCGTTTCCATTCGCTCCGATGATCGGAGCATCACACAGCGGTTTCTCTGGCATCCTCAGCCTCCAGTAGCTGAAGCATCGCTGCTCCGAATGCTTCAGCAGTCATGGTGTTGATCTTCGGGAACCTGCCATAGGTCCTCAGAAGATATTCTTCATCGTCCACGACGATACCCTCTCGGATAGGCATACCGTCTGCTTTCGAGTACAGCGCATGCGCGAGAGATCGGATCCACTCCGGAGTCCTCTCGATACATCCAGACCACACGTGCAGGACAGCACCACGACTCTTCAAGAGAGCGAGAGCTCTCTCCACCTGGTCTCTCGAAAGAACAGGATTGTTCTCGAGAGTCCCTCCTATGTCCAGCAAGAATACCATTCTCCCCTCCTGTCTAGATGTTCCAACACTGCTCAAGAGACACTCAACGAATGCCGCTTGAGCAGGGCTGGATCGCACCCTGCCAGCGTTAAGGGCCAAGAGATCCTTAACGGGTCGGTTTAAGATCTCGTTTCAAGAGTCCTCGAATCTCGTCGTAGGACTCTGGTGTCAGGCAGATCTCGTCTTCGCCATCTTTCTCTTTTATGTAGAGACGGATCTCGACCTCTCCTGCGTGAATCGTCTCGCCAGACCAGTCACACGTCGAACGATAGTTGTCCTGCGAGGTCTCCACGTCTTCGATCGTGCATGACTCCAGTCGTTCCAGGAGTTCTTCCTGACGTTGCTCTTCCTGCTCTTCGTAGCAGCCACAGCCTCCCTCACTGAGATGGTAGCGACCACCACAGTTCTCACAGGTCCTGTAGTACATTCCCCAGTCGTCAGGGACATTGAACTCAGCCATTGTATGCCTCCATCGTCTCACGAACAGCCTCGGAGAATTCCTCCAGCGCCTGGTCTACATCCATGTTCAGCGCAACACAGAGAGCGACGAACCGTCCGACCAGGGATGCTTGCTCGTCAGCTATCGTCATGTCTCGTGCTCTCTCTGCTGCCTCTTCTGCCTGCTGCGCGCAATGCGCACGCATATCGTCTCTAGCGTCCATGAATCCTCTCCTCGAGAGATGCAAGCATCTCCTCTACGGTACCTCCACCCAGATACTCTGGGAGATGGCGATCCTCGATGTAGATCCAGACACGGACGCGGTCGATGTGCTTGCAGTCCACTGTCACAGGACAAGAGCAGCGCCACTGTGTCCGGATCTTCTCCACGCGGTAGACCTCGAGTGGCTCGGACTTGTCTCCGAACTTGGCCACCTCCCACCGCATAGGAGAGACCTCTCGCACGACGTATTCAGCCACGGAGACTCCTTGTCCTCGAGTCGATCTTGGAGATCAGTCGGAGAAGAGCATCCTCGATGGAGGGACCTGTCGCTGTGAACGGAGACGAGTAGTGGTCCGGAGTAGCCTCCACAGACCAGAGTCTCTGTCCGTCGTCCATGTAGCTGTCGACGTGGACTGCGTAGATACCTACTCGATTCATCTCTCGTTCGATCTGCTCAACGGTCCTCGACATCTTCGCCTCCATTGTAGTTGCATGCCCAGCACTCCTCCTCGCCGTCGCAGAACGTGGGAGATGTGCAGAGCTCGAGTTGTTCTGGTATGGGCTCGAATCCCTCGGGAGGAGTCCCGATAATGTAGAACAGATTCGAGTCGCCGGGGAGTGGGATGACCCACGGTCCTTCAGGCCAGGACTGGTCGACTCTCTCGTTGAACTTGGCGAGAGCCTCGTAGGTAGTTCCACTCGACAGCAGATGTGTGTTCAACCGACCCAACTCCTTGTTGGAGAGAGGTCGGTACCTGTGCACGAACGTTGGAGATGCCATCAGATCACTCTCCTGACAGCATCCACAGAGTCCTCCCAGAGGAGACGATGGCAGCGATCGCAGTAGAGAACCGTCTCGCCAACGTAGCCTCCACCCTCCTTGATCTGGTCCGACTTACCACACTCCGGACAGATCTCAGGGATAGGAGCATTCTCCTGTTTCGAGAGCTCTCGCGCCTCGAACGAGTCCATGCCCTGGTCGAGATACTCGAGATATCTCGCCTGTCGACGCTCCTCATCGGAGAGGACGACACGATAGGGCTTCTTCGCATCGTCGTCCCACATGACCATATCGCCACCAGGACCATCCATCGAGTACCCACCCTCGGACGACCCGACGATGCGGTACCCGTTCTCTCTGTTGCACTGTGCCCACTCTTCAGCGGACAACTCGACATAGTTCGGCATCGTCGTCTCCTAGTTTATGGTCGCGTCCGGATCCGCATACTGCCGGAGAGCGAACGCCAGTCTCTCGAGCTCCTCGTACTTCTGCTTCAGGAGAGCCTGAGCAGACAGCGCCTCTGCTCTCCTACCCCAGCACGGAGAGTCGAACGTGTGGTCGACCTCAGTGAGGTGCTGGTTGATCTCCTCGAGGAACTCTGCGATCTGCTCAAGATCGTGCTCGAGGACCTGTTTGAGAGCCTCCATGTTCATAGCGAGGTTCGCGATGAACACATCCTCTGGGAGAGTACGGAACTTCTGAGGAACGGGATGGATCTCTTCCATCAGAGCGATGAGATCCTCTCGCGTGATCTTGGTCTCTGTCATTTGTCCACCTCCGAGAGAGCTCGCTCGATCGTCTCCTCGAGATCAGTCCCGCGCCACTCCTGCGAGCACATCCTCGACATGACGTGCACCTGTCCTCGTTCCAGATCTCTGGACCACCCGAGGATCGGTATGCCCAGATCCACACGGACCACACCCATCGTCCTGGCTGAGTCCATGTACTCGATTCTGTAGTTCTTTGCCACTGCTCCTCCTTTCGTGGTTCTAGCACTGCGCTGGACCCACTCCGATGAAGAATGAGTCCAGCGCAGTGCGAGAGCCCTGCTGAGACGCTACGATAGCAGCTTCCGACCCCTGCCCCGGACCTGTGCCGCACGGGTCTGAGAGGTCTTCAGTGCGTCGTGGAGATGGACCTGACGACCAGCCTCGCGGCCATGACTGCGAGCGGTGTAGTCGCTGTGGCTGCGACGACGAGTGCCCTTGCGGAGACCGAGAGATGCCAGGTAATTCTGCACCGCATCCCACTCCTTGTCGATACGGACGAGAGCAGTACAACTGGTCGCTCTCGCCTCCTCGTGGATCTCCCTCTTGCGAGCGAGAACACGCTCTCCCACAGTCTCCGTAGCACCCTCCAGGAAGGACATCCTGATATTGGCCTTGACCTTGGTGGTGCCATAGAACTCGCGACAGTAGATGCGCATCAGGTGTCGGAGCATCCGGACCAGATACGTGTGAAAGTAGTCCACGATCTGGACATTCTCCGGAGTGCCGACCACGATGAGCTGCTTGTTGCGCTTGAAGCACGCACAGCTGTTGGCCTTGGCGATGTGGAGTGCGAGCTGCGTGTGCCACAGAGGCTTGCCACCGAACAGTGGATGCTCGATCACATCGATGGTAGCATCCGGATCCTCCTCACGGAGCTGAGCCATCTCGATCTGGTACTTGGCCATCAACTCCTGCGCACGAGCAGCAGCGAGAGCAGCCTCGTTCTCGTTGTCCGACTCCGAGAGAGCCAGACACTTCTTGATCTTGTCGACGATCTTGTCGAACTCTGCAGTTGTCATCGCTAGTTCTCCTGTGAGTCAAGCAGTTCGTTGAGAGCACAGAGATACTCGTCGAACGACATGTTCCAACGACGAAGTACATCTCGTTCGAAGAACGATAGCTCGTAGCTATATCTTCTCTCTACGAACTCTTTCTGCAGACGTTCTGTCCTGGACACCTCTTGGAGGAGGAGGCTTCTCATGATCTGCACATGCATATCCTACTCCTCGTCACGCTGGGAGTTGAAGCCGTAGTAGGCCTTCAGCTGAGGATCGTCGTCCTCTCCCCAGCGACAGTTGAGACCCTGCTCGAGCCAGAGTCCCTCGCGATCACGAGCCCACTTGATAGCTCCTTCGACAGTGGTGATACCCTCCCGCTGGAGCTCCTCTGCGATCTCGTGGTCGTCGAAGCACTCGTCGATGGATGTGCAAGATCCTGCACCGACCAACTTGTCCTCGCGGATCGCCTTGACCAGAGTATCCATCTCAACCCTCCACCTTCTCGAGAGTCGAGAGATCGTACTTCTGGCCACGACCAGTACCGAGACCGACACCGATCTCCTCGTGGCACTCCACGCAGAGCAGTCCCCATGGACCCATCTGCGTCTTGCCGTCGATAAAGTACTTCTTGAATGGTCTGTGGCAGACGTCACATGACGTCGGCTCAGATCCTGCCCACTTGGTAGCCATTGTATCCTCCTGGTTGGATGGTTCTAGCACTGCGATGAATCCTCCTCCGAAGAGAAGGACTCATCGCAGGGCATGAAGCCCTGCAGGAGACTAGGCGACGAGGGAGAGAGCAGCCTGCAGACCAGCGCAGAACTCGACCGGGTTGTACTGGCTGGCACGGGACTGCGTCACACGGTTCTGACGACGAGCCAGGTAGTCGAGGATGTCGTCGGACAGACCCGTGAGCGTCACGGAGTGGTAGTGCGCAGCCACACCCTGGCAGAGACCGGAGAACATGGAGTGGCTGGTGGCCTGGGACCTGCACTCGTTGCGCAGCCTCTTGATGGTGCGCTTGCACTCCTTGACCAGCGAGTTGTCGGAGTGCACGAGCCAGATGGTGGAGCCGTCGTGGAAGCAGCCGACACCGTAGTACTTGGCGACAGCGACAGCCATCTCGTAGGAGCCCTTGGACTGCTTGCTGAAGAGACGGTAGCGACGCAGGTAGTTGGTGGTGTTCTCGGACATTGTATCCTCCTGTTGGTTGTGCCCACTCGGGCAGGTTTCTAGCACTGCGCAGGACCCACTCGTGGGAATGAATCCTGCGCAGGGCATGAAGCCCTGCTAGGAAACTACTGCGACTTCCACTCCGACTTCGCGGTACGGATCTCCTCGCGCAGCGACTTGATCTCCTGAGCCATCGCCTTGCGCTGCGACTGCAGCTCCTCGATGCGCTTGCGCTTGTCCGCCACCATGTTCTCGAACTCGGACTTGGCCTTCTGCTTCTCGACCATCTTGGTGACCTTGTTGGCCAGCTTGTCCTCGAAGGATGCACGTAGCTTAGCGATGGCCTCCTCCGCCTGCTGCTTCTCCTCCTTGGACAGACCCTTGAGCACCTGGTTGACGTTCGACTGGGACATTGCTTCCTCCTGGGTTGTGCCCCGTGGGGCGGTTTTTGTTCGCGGACGCTCCTGCGCCCACACGAAAACGAAGCAAAACCCAAGCCAAATCCGCGCCGAGAACCGCTGAATCGGTTCTTCAGGCCCGACGTTCAGAGGCTCTCAGCGACCGTCTGAACGGTTTTCGCCAGGAATGAGCCAAGAGAGGCCTCCGGCCGTTTCAACCGCCCTTAAGGGCGTTCAGAGCCTTAAGGGGTCGGTTTATTTCGACTGTGATTCCGGTTGTTTAGCCCTTGGCGCGAAAGGTTTTACGCGGCTGTGGACCGGAAACCTATGATTTCGGTCGGTTAATGGCGCGAAAAGGTTTTCGCGCCTCCGCGCAAGGATTTACGCAACTGAGGGGATTTCGGCGATTTCCCTGTGTCAACGGTGGGATAGAGGGCCGACAAATTTGGGTCGCAGGGCGACGAATTTTGTCGGCCTTAAGGACTCAGAATCCTTAGGGAATTCGGGAATCGCTCGGTCAGGAAGGCGAAGTTTGTCGGAGGGCGTAAAGCACCGGAATCGTAGGGAATTTCGGGGGCTGGATTCCCCTATGATTTCGCGGGTTTCCCTTCAGGCTTCGTGTACGGCCGCTGAAGGCGTCGGCCGGAGGCCCGAGGCACCGGCCCGAGGGGTGCCTCCCCGCGCCTTGACGGGGCTCTCAGGGCTCGCTGGACCCAAGAATCCACGCGCCTGCGCGCCTGTGCGCGTCCGCGGGCATCCGCGTACGTACATGAGAGTGAAGGTCACCGCGACCTACGAGTCCTCCTACGCTTGTCCGGAGGACCACCACGACCACCGTTCGTACGAGGTGGCCTCTCCTTCTGCTCTGCGAAGTCGACACGGATCTGTCGTCCCTTCAACTCCGTGTCGTGCATCTCGTCGCGTGCGACCCTGGCATCGTCCGCACTCTTGTAGCGCACGAACCCGAATCCTCGTGAGCGTTTGGTCTCCCGATCGTACACGATCTTCACCTCCTCGACAGGACCGAACACTCCGAATGCCTCTGCGAACTCCTGCTCGGTCAGAGACCAAGGCAATCCACCAACGAACAACTTCTGCTGATCTGTCATAGCAGTTCTCCAAGTCGGGTGACACCATCCTCTTTCACCAGAGTCAACTTGTTCGGCAGGATGGAGTCTAGGAACGGCCGATGTGCCATCAAGAAGATGGTCATCTGATCGGCCTTGGATTCCAGGATATCGACGAACGACGCGAGTGTCGTCTCGTCGATAGGATCGATGACCTCGTCGCAGATGAGGAGATTGACATGGCTGCCTCCGGTGGCCACAGCCAGATCATTGAGAGCGCATTGGATGGACAAGTCCACCATCATCTTCTCTCCGCGCGAGAGTCCTTTGTAGGGCCGACTCCGTGGGAGCACCACTTCGATCTTCTCCTCCAAGTCCCCAGACTTCGTCTCACGATAGTCCAGATGACAAGGTTGTCCCAGCTTCTGCGAATACTCGACGAGACGAGAGTTCAAGAAGGGCAGGGACACCTGGAAGAGGAGGTCGGCTCGAATGCCTGTCGTGTGGAATGCTTCCGAGAGCCATTCTAGGACCTCGTGGGAATAGGACTGCTTCTCCAAGAGGTCTTCGAGTCGAGCGATCTCTGCCTGAGTCGACTTGATCGTGGACAGACGTTCTTCTCGGGCAGATCGTAGGTCCTGTGTTTCTCTCCCTAGTTGTTCGAGTTCTTCTTTCAGTTCCAAGTCCTTCATCTGTAGGTCAGAGATGTTCCGACGCAGACGATTGACTTCCTCCGATTGTTCAGCTGCCTCCTCTCTGTACCTTTCTTGGTACTCTTGAAGCTGGGTTTGACGAGTACGCAGCTTCTCGTACTTCTCTCTCGAAGGAGCGAGACGAGATTCAAGGTCTTCGAGTTCTGCGACACGTTCGTCGAGTGACCGACGGACAGGAGCTCCTTCAGCAATCTCTTGTCCGCATTCCGGACAGTGTCCTCGTTCAATGAGAGCTCGGATCTCAGCAACTTGATTGGACAAGATCCCTATCGATGTCTCAATCGATCGAGTCTGTTCCGCAGCTTGCAACAAGGGTTGCTGAAGCGCCTTCAACTTCAGCTCGACAGAGTTGACCTTCGGGAGAGTCTGCGAGAGCTCGAGTTCTGCTTCTTCGAAGCGAACTTGCAGGCTTCGTAGCTCTTCTGCATTCTCCTTCAGATCTCGCTGTTTGGCGTTGATGATCGGACCTTTGGTGCCTCTTACCACCTTAATCTGCGCATCTATTTCACTTATCCGAGCTTCGGAGGACGCTACAGTTTCACGCAAGGAAGACAAAGAACCTTGAGTCCTCATCCATTCGGATGATATCTTGTCCGTATCCTTCTTCACCAGAGCACCAGCGCTCGCGAAGACCCCTACGTCGGTGATCTCCTCGATCAAACGGATCCTGTCTGGGTACGTCAACGACGTGAACTTGTGAGACAGGCCCGAAGTCAAGAACACCGAGTGCTGAAGGACTGTGGTGCTCCTCCCGAGCAGGTCTGCGATCTTCTTGTCGGTGTCAGACTTCAGTCGAGCCGAGATGTCGACCATACCATCTTCGGAGTCCTTCCAGAGGAGTACCGTGGTACCGTCGTCAGGATCTTTCCGCGAACGGAAGATCCAGTACTTCTCGTCACCTATGCGAAGCCACAGTTTCACGTTGCAATAATCGTGGTCCCAGTGTATGACTTCGTCCCCTGTGTACTTCCGGAGAGACTTGCCTGTCAGACACCAGTAGATCGCTTCGTGGATCGTGGACTTGCCGACACCATTCGCATCGTAGGGATCGTCTCGGTTGATACCTTCGACGTACCACAGACCTCCTTGATCGAGTTGGAACTTGACTCGGCCGAGTGACTGGAAGAAGTTGGCTTCCATCTTCTCGAACGTGATAGGGAGCGTATGGTGTCTGATGTCGCAAGACGCTTGTTTCAGATACTCGATCCCTCGAGCGACTAGATCCTTACGCTTGATACCTTCGGGCAGACGACTGTTGATGTAGGTTTCGAAGACTTTCAGAGCAGAGAAGTGCTCTGACGAGAACTTCGGAGCTTCACCGGATAGGTTGCCTGTCTCGGGTAGGACCTCAGTTCTGGAACCTTGCGAGAAGTATCCGATCTGCTCGACGAGCTCTTTGAACTCGGACTTGTAACGAATCCGGACGTAGCAGTTCTCGAAGCCAGAGACTCCTGATTCAAGCTTCTCCTGCCACGTGGCCGCAGTCGCTTCATCTTTGATGAAGACGTCTCGGAACGGTACGTCGTGTGGGTTCGGATAGAACTGTTCGGTACCGACAACGTTATCGACAGAGACGAGCCAAGCACCACGAGGATCCGAATCCACATCGGAGAACGTCCGTGAGAGTAGAGCACCTAAGTTCTGGACGTTCTTTCCGACGGCTCCTGGGTTGTGGGTATGTCCGTTAAAGACAGGCACGCGGAACATGTCCGGCTTCGCACCGAACTCAGCACGCTTGGTCTTGTAGAGGAAGCTACCTTCGATGTCCAAGTGCGTCAGAATGCACTTCGTCTTTGGAGGTACCTCTACCTCCTTCGGATCTGATGTCCACGGAATGCAGAAGATGTCCGAGTCAGGAAGAGTCAAAGGATGATCTACGACCCAAACGTTCTGCATGTGTCGAAGGAACTCCAAGTTGTGGATGTTGTGTTCCGTCGAATAGGCGTCATGGTTGCCTACCAGGCAGAACACAGGAGCACCCACGTCATCCGCAGCGACAGCGAGACGATCGAAGAGCTCTGTCGCTACCTTCAACGAAGTGGTATCGACGAAGCCAGTCGTCTCCGTCACATCTCCCAGACAAACCACATAGTCAGGCGTGGTCTCTTGGATCAGATCTTCCAACCAATGGAAGGACTTCACGACCCTGTGGAGGTACGTCGAGAGACCATCCGATGTCGGTTGGGAGAAGGCTGCCTTGGGAGTGATGTGAGGGTCGGTGAAGAGGAGGAGTCGTTTCATCGGAGTCTCTGGAAGGGAGTGATCCAGTGGTGGATCTGGTCCGTGATACTGAACAGGTCGAGCTCGGTGAGGTAGTACTTCACCTTCACGATGTCTGCTTCGACGGGAGCATCGAGCAGATTCTGGACTTGAGATGCAGTCCCATCAGGGTAGGGCTCGAGATGGAACGCCATGAGCTCGTAGTTACGGAGGACGACGTCCAGCTGGTCCGCGATCTTCCTCACTGTCTTCGTCTTGTGCTCGAAGCACCAGACGATGAATTCTTCGAAGGGGTATGCTGTCGGTCCGTGGTAAGCATCGAAGATCTTTCGTAGCCAGCCTTTGCCCACTCCTTCCACACCACGGATCTTGTCGCTCCCATCTCCGACAATCGCACGCCAGAGTAGGTGGTGGCTCAGGTCATGTCCTACAAGGAACCTGAAGTTGGACTCGGTAATGTGTTCATCATGGATGGGTCTGAGAACCGACAGAGAGCCGTACTGATCACCGACGTCAGGTTCTCTGGATCGCCACTCGTTGACAGCCTGAACATAGTCCAAGTCGTCTGATACGAGGAGCACAGATCCGGGTCTCTCGTGGTACTTCGATGCGATTCTGTAGCAGAGGTCGTCTGCTTCCCAACCGACGATACGTACCACACGAGTCCCGAGCAGAGGTAGGACGTGCTGCAAGTAGGTCCTCTGTCGGGAGAAGTCGCGACGGTACTGCGACTTCTCAGGATCAGGATCCGGCTCTTCGTACAAGGGATCCTCCGGAGTACGGTACTTGGAGCCCTTGTACTCTGGGTACAGCGCTCTGCGTCTCTGGGAGATGCCTCCGTCAAAGACGACGGTGCAGACGTTGACCTGCTGTTCGATCAAGATCTTGCGGAGAGACTTCAAGAACCCCATGACACCACCCGTAGGCTTGTCATGTCTGTTACGCAACTGTGCTAGATCTCCTGCACGCATACAACGGTGCAGGAGATAGTTGCCATCGACGACTGCGATCGGCATGGTCAGTCCTTCGGATTGTCGTCCACGACTTCTTCGGATTCCACCATCATGTCCAGCGACTGAAGGTTCCAGTCCAGTTGCGGAGCACGCTTGGTGATGTTCGTGATGATCGGCCCACGAGCAAGCGTAACGATCTGCTCACCATGAACCGGACCTTCCGGAGCGTCCAGAGTAGCGATGAGATGAATGTGGATTTCTTTACGTACCAGCTTACGCTTCTTCTCTTCTGCCATGATGTCCTCGAGTAAACGAATTCGACTCTGTCGAACGCACGATGCTTGATCGCTCTCGCTACAGGTCGGCTAAGATCGAAAGCACCTCGGTACTTCCAACCAGGTTGTAGTCGTGTTTGAGCTTGCCACCAGTAGCACTGTCCTCGCCACCTGATCCTGCGTGGAGTACCTATGCCTTTGGACGACGATGGATCCTTACGACACGGGAGCATAGCTCCAAAAGGCCCACGGTCCTGAACAGAAGTTCTGACGCAACGTCCAGTACGAGAGTTGCACAGATAACCGGAGGTACCAATGGGTAGAGAACGGTGCGCGATATGCGCGTCCTCAGGGAGGAACTTCTTGCCGTTCGCTTTGTGCGTCCCACAGTGTCCATCACCAGGCCAGTAGACCGTCGCCAGACCACCTGCAATCCTGACGTCTGGCGATGTCGAGAACAGTGCTGCTAGCAACAAGAACATAATCCATTCCGGATCCTAGCCTCGCTTCGGAGGCATCCACTCCTCGGTGCCGATGAACTTCTGTCCCAGCCACCGGAAGATGTAGTCGACGATCGAGTTGGCGTACGGGATGTCTTGGTTACGAGTTCTACCCTCAGGAGGGAACCTCGTAGCACGGTACTTCCGTGCGTAGGTCTCGAGAGGAATCCCACGTTGGAGACCGATCGAGACAGCGATAGCCAACTGGTCCAGGACACCCTTCAAGAAGCCAGTCAACTCGCTGACTGTCTGGTGGATCATGACGACGTACTGATCGTCCTTGAGGTGCTCTGGGAGATCGGCTTCGCCTTGGTGACGGACTTTGATGAAGATCTCACCGAGGTCGTTGCTGTCGGGGTAGACACCGCACGTGATGTACCCTCGACCGAGGTCTCCCATACCGATGTGGAACTTGTGAGTCACCGACTCCCGTGTGTCCGGCATCCGGAAGTGAGGAGGTGGTCGTCGGGACGACGGGTTCTCGAACTCGAGGACCTCCTCTTCCAACTCTTCGTTCTCATCGGTGAGCTCGTCGATCTGATCTTCCAGCTCTTGGATGCGCTCCTCTAGAGTAGAGTTCGTAGATTCAAGCTCCTCGCAGCGAGCAGAGAGCTTATCGAGCGCTTCCTGCTGCTCACTCGCTAACGATTCCCAATCGCTCATTACTTTCCTCCATGCTTCTCAGCCCAGACCTCGTCCGCGCAGAGTTGCAGGAAGTCCAGCAGCTCCGGGTGTTTGGCGTAGGCGTCGTAGGCTTTCTTGTGCCAGAACTTGAGTTCCTTGTCTGGCTCAGGGAAGTCCAGGATCGTAACACGACCCGCAGACATGTTGACGTAGTTGGAGTTGTCGATCAAGAAGTTCAAGACTTCGTAGAGAGTGTCGACACCATCCGCGTACCGGATAGGCAACTGGACATCCCTGTTCGGAGGTTCCAGTTTGTCCTTGACCGTGGTCACCTCGGTCAGGATACCTGTGTTGTCCGTCGGGTAGTGCATCCTCCCAGAGGAGTAGACCTTCAACCTCTTCGCTGCCCAGAACTTGATCGCACCACCACCTGGTGTGGATTTCTTCGCTCCTCGACCAGGTCCTGCTGGTCCTGAGATCGTCTGGTTTACGAACACGAGAGAACAGTTCGTGTTCGGGAGGACCATGGAGAGCATGCGGAGAGCACGACGGATCTTTCGAGGCTTATCCATCATGCCGTCCGCATAGATGTCTCCTGACTTCTCACCTTCTGTCTGGGACGCGGAGATGGTATCCCAGAAGAAGCCTACGGGCATATCCTGAGGGAACTTGCTACCTTTCATGCGGATGCGCTTGATGGTCGAATCGATGACTGAGAAGCCTTGTTCGACCGTATCACACTGCAGGTGCAAGTGTCTGCTCGGATTATGCCCGATCGATAGAGCACGTCTCCTGTCCCAACCGGACTCCGCATCCAGCAGGACGGAGATACCTGGGTACCTCTGAAAGCCTACGATCATGTGCTCGACGAGCGTGGACTTGCCGTGCGAGGGTTCTCCGTAGAGTTCCATCACACGACCGAGAGGAATCCCTCCTCCGAGCAGAAGGTTCAGGAGATGACTCGACGTAGGGATACGAACCGTAGCCTTGTCGGAGTGAGTCATCTCCTCGCCAGCAACTGCAACCTCAGCACCGAACTCTTTGTTCAGGTCTTTGGACAGAGAGCGGAGATGGTCTGTCTCGGAGGGTATGTCTGAGCTAGGTTTCTTCGAGTAGAGGGACATCAGAGACCCTTCTCCTCCTTAGCGTCCATGCAGCGGAGCTCGTGCTCGCAGATGACGCACTTCTCGAGGTCCTCGTTGAAGCCGAAGGTACCGACCACGTCCTCGGGGACATCGCTACCGTCGTGAGGCTCCGGAGCTTCCAGACCAGCGAAGCAGGGAGGGAAGCCCTTAGGATCGACACCATCGAGAGTCGATGTACGAGACTTCGCAGTCTCGCGCTTCTTCGGCTCTGCCTTCTTCTCCTTCTCGGGTTTCGCAACCTCGGTACGACGAGCAGGTCGACTCTCCTCGGCTGCCTCTTCGCCGGAGGAGCGACCACGCTCGTTGTCCTGCTTGTACTTCTTGAAGTAGTAGGACACCATCGCGCTACCCTTGGAGATGATCTCGCCGATCTTCTCGTCGTCCGGATAGGGCTTCAGCTTGTCCAGGTCGTAGAGACCCTCGAGCCACTGAGCTACGAGATCGTCGTCTTCATGCAGAGGAGTCACGCGAGGCATCCAACCAGGAGTGTACTCCTTCTGAGTACCTCCACCCTTGCGAGCCTTGATCTTCAGGACGACCTTCAGATCGATGCCAGTCTCGATGTCGGTGACGTCACCGATCTTCGGATTGCCCATCTCCGCCATGATCCAGTTGTAGGACGCAGGCGTGAAGCGAGCGATCTGGACACCCTTCTCTTCATCGTCGCGATCGATGACGTTCGCTGCGTATTTCGATGCAGGCATCTGCCGACGCAACTCGAGCTCTGGGAAGGCTGCCAAGATCTTGTCGATCGCGTCGCAGATCGGGCAGTGGTCGGTCTTCGACGGCCAGGTCTCGAGAAGGCACGGGAAGTGATCCTTGCCCGGAGCGAGCTCCCAGTGCTCGGCCTCCTTGCGGAAGATACGACCATGCGCTGCCCAGCACGGGAGCAGACGCAGGTTGTTGTCTCCCTCCTTCCAGTCGTAACGCTGGATTGGACCGGAGGTTGACTTGTTCGCTGCCTCCTTCTCGATCCTCTCCGCCTCCTGACGAACCCAGTTCATGTCTGGCTTATGTACTATCATCATCCTCTCCGTAGTGGGCATGAATATCGTCCATTGTGCACCCAGCGCGTAGATATCGCCGGAGCTTCACGGATGAGATCTTCAGCCTTCTAGCCCACTCTGCTAGGCGAAGAGTCTCTCCACGAAAGGTAATCAAATGTACTCTACCACCATTCTGGCGACGGTTCTTCGCTTGTTCAGACTTCGTAGCCCATCGACAGTTACTAGGCTCGTAGTCACCTTCGTTATCTATACGTTCTAGAGACAGTCCTTCTGGTCGTTCACCCATGTCCGCGATGAAGTTGTTGATGTCTCTCCATCGAGAGCAGACAAGGATGCCACGTTCATAGTACCTAGGATCTTGATCGCATCTACGAAGCATCCCGATCCACGACTCGTAAGCACGAGTACCACACCACCCATGCTTCGTGGTAGGAGGCATGTTCTCTCCTAGTGGTCTGCCTTGAGCTCTTGTCGGTAGTTGACTGACAGCTCGTTGAGTTTCTTGTTCCGTCCGAAGACGATCATTGATATCTCTTGCAACGTCTCGTAGAGAGCTTGCGCTGCTTGGTTCCTCCGTCGCTTGACAGCGACGTCAGGGTGAGTCAACTGGTAGGCTTTGAGTTCGTTCGCAGTAGCCTTGTAGCCACCATTGTTGATCCTGGGAGAGTCGAGGAAGACTCCCGCTTGCTCTTCTTCCAGATCGAACTTGGATTCAGCGGCGACATTCCTGTACTTAGACAGGAGGTAGACCATGTCTGCTTCGATCTCGATCTGCTTCTGGATCTTCTGATTCACATCCTCGAAGCCATGGAGATCGAGCTCCAGACGGTATACCACCTCCTTGATGACCGGACGGTCTTCGGACTCAAGGAACTCAGAAGTTAGGACTTGTTTGACGAGACGTTGTAGGGCGTTCATTGCTTCCAGAAGGGGTTAAGGGCCTTGCTACCCTTAACGGGTCGGTTTCTTTTAGGCTGCTTTCAACAGAGGAGCGAACTCCCAGACGGATGTGATAGCTTCCTCCTTGATCGCCTCTCGGGTGACCTCAGAGCGACCGCTGTGTACCAGTTCACTACCGTCTTCCAGGACCAGAACCTTGTTCTCCTCGAGAAGGATCGGAGGTTCGTCCCACATCATGAAGGCTTCGCACATCTTCTCGTAGTACTCTGGTTTCGCCTTCTCGAACTTGATTTGATGGTCTCC